GTGGGGCTGACAGTAGCGGTACTGGATACCCAATTCACACCCGGCAACTAGGCATACCTAATCACAGGAAGTCAACTGATAAGATATCCACTACAACGCCACTGATATCTACCTTGTCCCTGCTCAGGACAACGTCTTCAAAAAGGTCAAGCACGTCTGAAGAATAAAGGCCATACCGTTCGTAACAAAAACTGAAAAAATCATCCTCACTAATGGTTTCTTCGACAACAATCTTTTGACGGATGTTGTGTAAAGTAACACCAGCAGTGCGTGCATTCCAGCTAATGTCCACGGCATCTTTAGCCTTTTCTTTGTCTTTCACTTCAGTAAATTCAAGCAAAAACCTTCTCAAAAACATGTCCCTGACAGGGGGTAAGTGCCGAAATTCATAGGCGTAGCCCACAGATTTGCCAGCCATATACCCGGCATCACTCAAACCCTCATTGTTGTTTGCCCTCATATTGAATCTAGCAATGGCTTTGCCCAAAATGGGGACCGTAAGGTGCATTCCACTGCGTCGAGGAACAAAAAACTTTGAGAGAAATGAGCACTCAAACAACGTGCTGCGTCTAAAAACCTTACACTCCATCCTAGCCTCACTAGCGATAGAAGCATAAGTTTTACAAGCATATCGTTTGAGACCGTATATCTTGGCTAACATATCATCACCTAGAATCATTGCTGCACTCTTTTCGGCTTTAATAGCGAGCAAGAAAGAGTACAATATGATTCCATTCCACAGTGTATTACGAAATGTTGTATCCGTAGCTCCGGTAGGAAGCATATGCTCCAACTGCGCCTTAACCCCGTGTGTCTTAGAACTGGCAGTGAATTTGCTAGACCTCAAATGAAGTCTAACAAACCACTCTGGACACCCAAGGAGACGCATCATTGAAACTTCAAACAGGAGCACGTCACGACATTGCGTCTTGTCATTAGCTGTGAAATCCGCTTCGATCCACTCTGGTGTGTTTGATGAGTCACCATCATGGCTTTCCAAATATTCAGTGTAATCAGTAGGAACTTTCTTGTAGCTCGTTCGAAATTGATACGGGCCTGACCTACTCTCAAGGAGCAAATCAAACCTACGCATCAACTCGTTGAAAATTGGCCCTGAAATCGCGTTATAAAGGTCGGTACCTTTAAAGATAACGCGAGGTGCCCAATTGGGCTTGTGTTCGACTAAGAGGGCTTCCACTTTCACAAAGACGTCCTTGCTAGAATAGTCTTTAATATTGGCTGAGACTAACCCATCAAGGGCTTTGTCCATTCGTGAACGCTTCTCCACGCCGAACTTGGCGAGCCAATCCTCA